GGATGCAAATGAACCTGGCGCATATGCATCTAACGAACGAATTTCTTCTGCGATTGGATCAACTGCGCCGTGAAGCTCTTCATATAATTTACCAAAAAAATCGTGATATTGTGGAAAGTTTGGACCCTCCACATTCCAATGATAATTGTGAGCCTTCAAATACATGGCAAAAGTATCTGCCAAAACTTTACGCATTATTTCTACAAGTGTTTCCATTTTGTGCCTATTTGTTTGATTTAATAAGTTTCATTAATTCAGCGGTTGAACCGACAAAAACTGCTTTGTCTATATTTACATCTTTTGATGAGCCTTTGTCTGCCACCAAATCTTTTTTACGCTTTTGTACTTCAAGTAAATCTTTATTTAGGTCAGACAAATTCTTAATCAAATTAGCAGCAACTTCATATGCTCTTGGCGATTCAGAATGTTTTGCAACTTGTAGTAAATCATCTATTGCATTGCCGCCTTTTTGAATTAGTTCACGAATATTTTTACGTGCAAAATCCGTATCTGTTTCTACAGAATTGTCACTCTCAATTGGAACAATTTCTTGTTTTGTCGCTTCAATTTTGATTGGTTCCACTTCAAAAATTTCAGACAATTTTTCATTAATCTTTTTCATTTTACAAATTAGGCCAGTTTGTTATTGTTGTGCTAAAACCAAACGCATCATCAGGGTCGGCATTTGATGGTATAGGTCTAGTAACAATCTTTGTTTGTTGTAATGGTGAAACTTCTAAAGTAGAAATTGTAAACGAAGCATTACTAATATCGCCCACAACTTTGTCGCCAACTTCCAATAAACGATTTAAATCACCAACAATTAGTGTGCCAGTATTACTATTGCTAAAATATAGAACTGTACCACGCAAATCTCTATCATCTACCCGTATTGTTTCAGATTGTAAATATCGTCCAGTGCCATTGGCAAAGTCAACATAAACAACTTGGCCATTTAAACTTTGCGGTTCATAATAGATATTTGTGTTTGCTTGACGAATAACATCACCAGATTTAATTGGCGGCCAAATAAAACCTTTCACAGTAAATGATAAGTCCCAAAGAATCAATCTTGTAGTTGACATATCACCTTCATAGTCAACTGAAGATGTTACTGAATTCAGTATAATTGGCAAATCATACTTTTGGTCCATGCCAGGAATAAAATCTACTGTCACATTAAAATCTGGCGTAAAAAATGGAAGAATTTGTTCCAATATTTGTGTGCCGTCTTCTGTATTTCTCACATATATCGACAATGAAAATTCGTAATTATAAGGTATTGGTGCAAATTGTGTTTTAAGAGATGTGCTAGAACTTGCAGAAAAATTGCGAATTGTTGTCATTTGTTTTCTAGTTGGATCATAAGACAATCCATCTAAACTAAATGAAATTCTTGGTACAACTGTAGCAATAGACTTTGTTAAAGTTGGGTCTGAAGTAATTAAAGTTAAATATTTTTCTTTTGGACCATAAGACAATGGCACTTTAAAGTGTTCTTTTTGAACACCAGATTGCGTGGTTCTTGTTACTATAAGGTCATTAAATAATGTGCCAAAAGCTACAACAACTTTTCGTATTGTGCGATGACTGAAAAAATCGTTACCTAACATTATGCCTCACCAAATGGGTTTGTTTCAGTCCAATCTAATATGCCATCAGACTCGGTTTCAATACGATTATTGTCAACAATATCTTCAAATGCATCATTCATTGTCGCAGTATCAGAAACAACATTGGCTGTCCAAACGGCTAAACTATCATCACCTTTAACATTACCAGAGGTGAATGTGCCTTGAACACGAATGATATCCACATATTTGTTTGCACCAGTTAAGACATAATGATGAACAATAGCCTGAGCTGTAGCATTTGCCAAGTCTGTGCCTTGAAATATGATTTCATCGTTGGCAAATGTTCCAGAACCTACGGTCAATGTAATTCTTGTTCTTGGATAATTGTCTCTAATTTGATCGTCAATTAAATAATTACCAGTTTCTACAACTTCATTTGAGAACACAAACTGTTTCAGTTTTATTGCATACACATAAACATTACCGGCACGACCTCGGCCAAGTGTATAAAACATTGCTTGGTCATTTTCACTCTCAACAAAAGTAATTTCAAAAAAGTTTTTCATCAGGGGGATATAAACCAAATCTCCCTCTCTTGGTCTAATTAATGTAGAATCATCTCTTGTTACAAATGAAAATCTTCTTCGTGATACCAATAAAGTTAGTTCATCACGAATTTCAAGACCAAATTTTGATATGAAATCACCTTCACCATCCATACCTGTAACATTTTCAAGATACATTTCAATTGGGTAAGCACGTTTAAATTCTTTTAAAGTATCTTCGCCATAAATGTAATCAATCTCATTACCTGTTCGTACACTTCTTGGCAAATAATATAAGTCCATGCCGTGAATTTGCATGGCTTCAATAACCAAATCTTCCACAAGAAGTTGTTCTTGTGTTATCTGGTCATTAGGAAAATGATTGAAGTAAAGATTTGTAGGCACAAACTTATCCTATGAAAATCTCACTAGGCATACTTGTAGAATTATACATCTGTTCCTCAAGATTTTTTATCTCTTCAACAGCCTCATCATATATTTGTTGACCATTAAGTGTCACACCGCCAGGCATTTGTATTCCACCAAATTTTTTCATATTATTTCCCCATTGCATTTTAATCTTGGCGGTAGCATAAGCTTTGAGGAAACGATTGTCCCAAACATCGGTCAAACCAGCAACAGACATTGTTGCAGCTGCATTTGTTGCTGATGGTGCAGTAGTCAAAGTAATATTAGTTGGTGAATTAATTTTACTTACTTGAAGCGTTTCGGAACCAAATGTTACAAAATCATTTTCTACAATTTCTTGGTCAAACTTTGTTCCGGTTCCCGTAACTGTTGTATTACCTGAAGTGAGAGCAGCTGTGCCAGTAAGATCGACTGTTTCTGGTGCCATTTTTCTATAACATTCAACTATTACATAGTCGCCAACTTCTAGGTCTCTTGTCCAGTCAATATCTAAAAACACCTTATTTTGAACACGATTGAATCTAAATTGTGGTGTACCAGAAAATAAAAGATTTAAAGTTTGAATATGTTGCATCGTAATTTCATACGATACATAAGATACCGATGTAAAATCATAAAGATCATGCAATCTCAATTGATATCTGAGGTCAAACATGTTTATAGAAGAATTGGAATCATCAAACCTCAAAATACCAGTAACGAAAAGTACGGCATCTGGACAATAAATCCAACGGCGATCAATATCCGTTTGTGTGATTTGGTGTTTCATAAAGAGTTTTTCTGTACCATCATAATGGTAATCATAGAAAAAACTCAATGCGTCATCGATTCTATCGTCAACTTGGTCATCATCAACATTAATGTCAATGACAGGCCATCCTAATCTTCTGAGACAGTAATCTTTAAATTGTGTTCTTGTTGTCGGAGAAGCCATAAGAAATCCTTGTTTATTACCTATTTATCTCACAAAAATTTCAAAACTTCTTCTGGCTTTACAAAAGAATCCTTTCTATAATTACATTGTTCCCACCACCAAAATTGATGTTTTCTCAAATAAAAACGATCTTTAAGTACATTGATATTTTCTGGATGACCAAATATTAATGGATCAGATTGTCCAAAAATGACAATGCCTGGTTTACCACAGTCCCAAGCTAAATGCTGGAAAAAACTATCAACAGAAATCCAAGTTCTACACTCAGTTATAAGTTTTCTCAACTCTGGTATTGATAAATTTTTTCGAAAATCTTCAACTAATTGTTTTTCACCATCAACACCAACTTGAACGATTGGTTCTTTTATTTGAGATATCAATTCTTCCCAATAAGGATAATTTTTGGGGTTTTCTTTTCCATCTCTTAGAGGTTTAGAGTAGGGCGATATGACAATCATTTTACACCATACATTTTCTTAAAAGCATTTTCTAAAGAATCTTTCCAGTTCCATTGATCCATTTTTCTATAAATGCTGTAACAGTCGATATCACCAAAAAGTTCCATCGCTTCAGCAATACTTCGGCCCGGAACAATATCTGGATAACAAGAAAAAACTTCAGCGTTTTTTATATGTGGAAGAACATGTGAAAATATAATGTGATCACCCATTCCATTGTCTAAAACAACAATTGTTTTATCTCTATATTTTAAATAATTTCTAAAAATATATTCATCATGTTCAAACATTTCTTTTTGAAAGTCTCTAATGCCGCCCTTTCGATTCTTCATATGCCAGGTAACGGTATCGGGCACAACAAGTAATTTGTAACCTTTTTGTTTTAATCCAAATGTGAAAAGCGTTTCTTCTCTATGAGCAACTTGAGAAAGGCCCAAATTATAATCATGTATACCAGCACGATATAAAAAAGAACAGTGTAAGTGGTCAACTTCTTTAACATGTTTGATATAGTCCCATTGAATACTTTGTTCTTCAATGTCATCAATTTTGCCAGTTGAATTGAGGCCTTTGATGAATGGTGGTGTTAAGACTGATCCACCAACTGCACCAACTTCTGGCGTGACATGTTTAAAAAGATTTTCTAAAACATTTGGTTCAGCGACCGTATCATCATCCAATCTCCAAACCCAGTCATAACCCATCGTATTTGCCATTTGATGGTTGAAGTGTTGACCTTTTTTCTGACCAAAAATAACTGACCATTCAATACCTTTTTCATTTAACATATGAAGAAGGTACTCATAATGTTGAATTTCTCTTATATCTTTTGGTTCTGGATTATCATCAAAAATAACAAGATGATCCGGTTTTAAAGTTTGTGTGATAACAGATTGTATTGCCATTGGCAAAGTCGTGTCATATCTGCCTCTGGTTGAAATAGAACATAATATAGTCACTTAAAAGCCTCAACAGTCAAAAATAAATGTGCAGTTTCATTCATTACATACTTAGACGCTGGGCGCACACGCACCACATCTTC